CAATTCTACATTAAATTATTATAATTTATTAGCAATATCAAGAAAATCAAATTCAATAATTATATTTAATAGTAAAAATATTAATGGTATAGGCACTACATCTGGTAATGGAGGTACAGGTACAGATACAAGTACAGAAAACAAACAATATATTAATACTTCTTCATTGGATTATAAAATTGGATTTTCCGTTAGTATTAATTATGGAGCTACAATTGCAGTAATAGGAATGCCTGGTTATAATAGTAATACTGGAGGAATTATTATTATGAAAAATACAGTTCCTATTAATGAAGATTTTAATCCTGCAAATACTAAATGGAGTTTTGTCGCATTCTTATCTGATACATCGGATGATGCTAAAGGTTCACAACAGGGTTATTCTATTTCTCCTTTATCAATTTCCAATAATTTATCTGGTACAGTTATAGCAGTAGGAGCACCTTATTACAGAGGAGTAGGCGGGACTTATATATATGTAAGGAATAATAGTGGAGTATGGACGCAACAAGGACATGTATTAACAATTGATATTCCAAATTCTATGTTTGGATGTTCTGTATCTATAGATATGAGTGGTAATAACTTAGCAGTAGGAGCATATGGTGTAGATAATAACTCAGGAGCAACGTATATTTATGTTCGTTTGAATAGTGTATGGACTCTGACTCAAAGAATATCGGATATTCTTCAAGATGGTATTATGCAAGGTTTTAGTGTGAGTATGGGATTTTATAATAATGTTTTACTCGTGGGAGCACCCGGCTATACTAGAACAAATAGTGGAACAGATGGAGTAGCAAATACAGGAGCTGTATTTCTTTATTATAATGATAGTGGAGTTTGGGTTAAGAAATATGTATTTAAGGATAGTCTTCCTATTGCGAATGGATCACAGCAGGGTTATTCGGTTTCTCTCAGTTCATTTGGTGCTTATAAGGTAGGGGAGGGTGAAAGTATTATGATAGCAATTGGAGCTCCTAATTATAATAATGGAAGAGGTGCTATTTATGCTTATCAATTATTAAGTTCAGATGTAGACAACTGGCATCGATTATATCCTTTAATTACAGATTCATCTGATTTTGCTTTAGGAGCTAATTTGGGTTCGTCTGTAAGTTTAGTGCTTGGAAATGAGGGATTTATCATGGCTTCGGGTGCTAATAACTATAATACTAATCAAGGGGCTTTATACTTTTACAAAGGTATATATAATGATATTACAAATATCTCTACTGCATCACTTTATCTTAAAGCATATTCTGATAATCCAGTATTCGGCACTACAGGAAATAGTCATTTTGGTAATTCAGTAGCAGTTAATAATCTAGGTAATTATATGTTAGTTGGAGCACCTGAATTAAACAATATAGGGTCTGTAAAAGCTTATTATAATGATGGTGAAAAATGGTATGAAGATACAAGATTTAAAACTATATTAGATGGTGTATTGGGTCTAACTGGTATGTCAGGATTAAATCCTTATAATTCACAAATATTAACTGGAAATAGTTCTTCTACAAGCTTTGAACCTAACGGACAAATATTTGTAGATATAGATTTATCTTCTATGACAGAAACAGGTGATACTTTATTCGTTAACGTCCAAAGCAAAAAAACAAGAACTACGATCCCTTTAGAATTGTATTATATTTCTGATGATTAGTATTAAGCAAGATTCATATCTGGATGTCCTCCTAATGCTTGAATATCACTATGATAGCCCGGATTATGCGACAAGCCTAGACTTGGCCTTTCATTTGTAAAGCCTTTATAATGATGTGGTAGTCGATTTCGTGGTGGCGGTGGTGGTGGCGGTGGTGGCCGTACGTAGTATTTACCTTTAAAACCTTCTTTAGAGGGTAATGTTTTTGCATTTGAGGGAAGTGGAGTTCTGACATAAAATCTATGATTTGGACTAGATAAATCTAATATCGGCATACTTGTTAGTTGAAAGAAATCCTTTTTATTATTAGTTCCAACGTATCCTACACATTCATCACTATTTGAACAAGCATTTTGAGCATTGATTTCTGCATCTGTCCCTGTAAATATACAATAATTAGCATAATCACCCCGTCCTCCTGTAATATCACGACCTTGAGCGTTAGAGCAATCTATTTTAATACTATTACTATCCCAAAATGGTTTACTACCGTATACAGAATACGTAGGTACTAATTTCTTAGGTGTAGCAGGGGTAGTTGCAGTTGATGTCCCAGTTGCAGTTGATGTCCCAGTTGCTGTAGATGTTACCGTAGCAGTGTTAGAACTCATACTCATAATTGCTAAAACTACTATAATGCCTATGATAACAAGTACAATCATTTTATATATATTATATGAAAAAAATAAATATATTAATTTTAATTATATATTTTCTTATTTGAAGGATTAAATTTCCATGTATTGTATAAAGATATAAATGTATTAAGGCTTTTAATAGTTTGCGAATAGATATTGTGTTTCTTTGTTATTTCATTTTGTATATCTTGAACTAATTTATATGTTTTTTGTTTTAGATCAACATCCTTCATAAAAGGATATTTAAATTGTAAATAATCTTTTGCAATATTAATAAAACTTACGCAATCATAACAATTATCTAAATGATCAGATTTCAAATCTAAGTTGCCTAATATGCAATGATATTTTTTAAACCTGCTTATAGTATTATGATAAAATAGCCTCGATTCATATTTAGTATTGTTATATTCAATTATGGGAGCATTTTTTTTTACAATTAAACGCGTTTCCGTCGAAGTAGGACCGGGGAAGGGTTGAATATATATTTCACCTTTGGGATATAATGTTTTACCCTTCTGCCATGGTAATCTAAATTTAAACATTGCAAATTCTGGATTCATGATTTTCCACCAATTTAATTGCATATTCATATCTTCAATGACTTGTTCTTCTGTAGGAGGAGTTAATCTTATATCAGAACAGAATATTACGAATTTATCTTTTTGTTTCGCCCAGTGTCTGGCGACATCATCAGTAAAATATTCTACATGAGTCTTAATCATAGCATCATCTTTAACTACAAATTTGTTAGGATCGTATAATTCAAAATGAACCTTATCAAACATTCCACTTAGGAATTTGATATGATGACCGGGCGCCGCCCCCGCATACACAAAATATATAGGTCTTTTATCCTTATATTGCTTCATAACGATAGTTAAATATTCTATTTCAGTTAGCATTAATTTTAGTTGCCCCCAGTGTAAATTACGTTTAAAATCATGTTCTCTACTTGTATATTTTGTTTTAGGAGAGTTATCTGTTATACAACGAGTAAAATCATTAGAAATTAATGAATCAGGAGGAATATGACTTACACTAGGTGATGAATTGGTTTCAATACAATGTAAAAGTTCATCATCTACATGGACATCAGTATTTCCTGTATTATTTGTTCTTTTTAGATTAAATTTAAGAAGATGTTCCATATGTATAGAATGGGAGTTGTGTGTTTTATTATTTTGATGTATAGAATGGGGTTTATTGTGTTTATTATTGATATGTATAGAATGGGGGTTATTGTGTTTATTATTGATATTTATAGAACCTCCGCCATAATAATCACTAAATATCTCTTTATGATTTTCAATAATAGTATCCATATCATGATTCATCATTAGCCATCCAGTGAATGAAATTAATAATATGCCTATAATTTTCATATAATTCATATTATACATACACAGTAGTATAATTACTATAATTACAAATGCAATCAATAACATTTTGTATATTTTAAATACAATCTTTTTTAATACTAAATAACTATATAATTATAGGATAGATAAAAATGCCAAAGGAAATACTTCCAAAACCAGCAGAAGTTGCCATTGATACATCAAATATAAGTATCGATTCCATAACAAGAGATGGAATTACAACTTTTTGGCCAGAAACAAAAGGATCCATGGATAATTTCTTAGGAATAGATACCGATGGTAAACTTGGCTGGTCTACCCCTCATGGTGATGGTAATGTATCTACTATTCAAAGCTTTAATAATACAAATGCAATAATTTTAACTGATAATATTCATGGAACAAAAAGCATAAAAGAGTCTGGAATACAAATAGACAACAATAATATAACAAATGTAAATTCTATACAAACATCCAATGTTAATATTACGAGTAATGGAACACTAAATTTATTTAATTCAAATGGATATAAATCATCGGTTAAATGTTCTCAAGATCTAAATAGCAATTATACATTAAAATTACCTTCTAATATACCTAGTGGATTACAACATCTTAGAACAATGGCTAATGATGCTTCACAACTGGAATTCATTACTACATATGCTTCTACCTTGCCTATGAATAATAAAACTATATTCGTTGCTATAAATGGTGATAATCTAAATGGCAATGGCTCATTTGATAGTCCATATGCTAATTTATCAAAAGCTATAAATGTAGCAAATGGGCTGAGTTCTTTATCATCGCCAATTACTATTCGGATTGAATCAGGTACTTATACAGAGAATAATACTATAGGTCCTTTAACTATAACATCACACGGCATCAATATTACAGGTTTACATATGAATTCTGTTATATTAAAGCCTGTAAATTTAAACCAGCCTTTGATAAATATAGCAATTGAAGCGAATATTTCGAATATTACGTTGCTAGCTGGTTCTTCTGTAAATACCGGTATTATACTAAGTGGTGTTAATAACAATTCTACACTAAATTCGGTTCAAGTCGCAGGATTTCATATAGGTATTGAATTAACTGGTAGCGGTTCTTTATACACACTTAGAAATACAGTTGTTAAAAATAATCATGTAGGAGTAAATGTTGTAAATACACGAGCTTTAATTCAAACTAGTACTGTAGAAGGAGGTTCAACAGAAAACGCTAGTAATACAGGAATAATAATGTCTGGTTCTGCCGGTCATATAATTGTTTCTAATAGCTTTTTAACAAATTGTATGGTTGGCATTAGTAGTTTAAATAACTGTATTAGTGAAATCAATGGACTTAATGCTGTGGCAAATACAAATGATATTTATTGTGCGTCGGGTTCTATCATGTATCTGAATAGTATTCAAATAGCGGGATCAAATGGAGATGATGACATTGCTATCTATGCTACAGATGTAGGAACAAATATTGAAATGGAAAGCTGTAATCTCGATGGTTATAATTATAATACAAATCAGAGAAGCGGAGTGGGAGTATTTGCAAAAAATAATGCTTTAATACACGTTGGCAATTCTCAATTCAAGCGATTTACTACAGGGGCTATAGCAGGAGAAAGCAAAGATACATCATCTACTGGAATTTTAATAACTGATACTTTTTTTAATAATGATGCTAAAGATATAGAACAATTCGGTTCTTCTTCATTAGTAGTGTATTCGAGTGTTGTGGCATTGTCTAAAATTACGATTAATAATCCTTCAAATGTATTTTTAAATTTCACAGATACTGTTTCTAATATTATGAGTATTGGAACGGCAAATGTAGGAAATAGTCCTATTCTTCAAAGTATTCAGGGCTTATCTAACAATCCCCAGCTTAACTTTAAATCGAATTTATATTCTACTAAGGCTTTTACAACTCAGAACTTTGCAAATGAAGCATCGACACTTGCCAATATTACAAATAATGATAGTTGGCTCACATCCATTACTACTTCGAATACTAAAATGGCTTCTTTACGCTTGGTATCGGATACTACTAATCCTATTGGTGGCATGAATACTATAAGAGGTTGGGATATCACTAAAAACTCCAATACTAACGCACAACTAGATTTTAACTTTCAAAATAATGATGAAACTGATTCTCACGTAGTATCGAAATATAATTTAATGCGATTAGATGGAGTAGAACGTAAGGTATATAGCAGATAATTC